TTCGGTGGTGTTCAGGGTAAAATTGACCCCCCCGGCCTCCATACTGCTCGTTCCCTCAGCCAACCTCCGTGTACACTCTACCCCGGCATCGGATATTTCCGTGTCGGCGCGCAGCACTTCTTTCCGCGACGCCCGCGCCCGCATAGACTTGGCAAAATCAGCCACGTCCGCGCCAGCTTGTTGAAGCCCAATCCCTGCGCTTCCCGGCGTAGAGGAGATTACATCTTGCCCGGCTGTAGGCTGCGAGCGCCGCGTGTACTGTGTTAGCTTGGGCACTAGATTTCCTCCGCCTTCAAGGCGTCTTGAGTGTGGCCGCCGCTATCAATCATCATACATACCGTACAGCTCGCCACCGCCCTTCAGGAGCGCCCCCGCTGCGCCCCCGTACCCAGCTATTTGCTCCTGGCGGCCCTGCGCTGTCATTAAGCCCGCGCTGGCCTCCAAGCCGGAAGCCTGTAATTCGCCTTGGTGGATGATCGTCAGACGGTCCAATTCTTCTTCCATAGCGTTGTCTTCAAGCAGATCAAAGACCGAGCCGCCGTATATCCCCGACGCAGCCGCGTTCGCCCGGTTCGTACCGGCGCGCTGACGGGCTTCGCGCTGAAGGCGTTTAGCGTTCGCGCGGGCGTTCTGCCGCGAGGCAATGGCGTTGTTGCGGGCGACGGCCGCGTTGAAGTTGGCCGACTGCTTTGCAGCATTCCCCTGCTGCATAGACCCCATGGCGGACATCGCCGTACTCATAACTGTCAGTATTTCTGGGCCTGACATCTCACCCTCCTCCCGTTCTAACTCTAGCGTATAGCGCGCAGTCGGTGCCGTTCGGGAAGTAACCCATCATGCGTGGTGCCTCCATGACAAACCCCAACAACTCGGCCCAGCGGTGGCCTTGCACAAAGTCGCAATCGACCGTCATTTCAATCCGCCGAATATGGCAGGCATCCAGCCGCCGCAGAACTGCGCGGTGTACCGCGAGGAACTTGCTCCCCGTCGTGTGAATGGATATGTAACTCCATGCGAGTGCGCGCCCTGGCCAGAGAGGGACGATCCCGGCGCAGCCATACACGCGCTCGCCCTCAACGCACGACTGTGCCCAATCCCCATCAACCAAAGCAGCGGCCTGTTCGGCGGACACAAACTGCATGTGGTGGAGTTGGCCGTCCTGAACGTCGAGCCGTGCCAAGTGTTCTGCCTTGTATTCCACAACATCCACGCTATCGGTTCTGCACATGAAGATGCGGCATGACCGCCTGAATGGTCATGGGTAGAGGCTGATCCTGGCGAATGCAGATGCGCTCATTCTTTCCGTAGTCGCCGTTCCACTCAAGCTCGAAGTCACCCTGAAACAACGGCACAGACGTGTCCATCGCATCGCCGCCCTCGCGCAACACCAGCGGGTCGAGGTCGTCAAAGGCGGGGCCGAACTTCCCGCCTAGCGCCTCATACAGTCGGATCAGCACACGGTGGATGCGCAGTGTCTTGCCTTGGGACGTACCTTCTCTCCGCCCTTCCGCTGCCACACGCAGCGTCTCGAAGTCTGAGTTGTACGCCAACCCTACCTGTGCCTCGGACGCCTCACGGTCAAGCGTAATAGCCCCCGACGCAACCGTTTTGCGGGGGTGTGCGGAACCCTCTGCCAGCACGGCGACTTCCTCGCCTTCAAGGTGGGTCAGGCCGCTCACGGTGGTGACGCGCTTGCGCACCTCGCCCGCCGACTGATAAGCCGTGAATGCAGACGTGTTGATGTTGGCTCCGGCGCGATCATTCAACGCAAACGTGGTGCTGGCTGCACTAGCCACCACATAAACCTTGCCGTTCACCTCGGTCATGCCCTGCACGTTCTTGATACGAACCACGTCACCGTTCGAGAAGCCGTGTGCGCCCGATATTGTAACAACGCCAGGGTTGGCCGCTGTGATGCCCGTGATCGTCTTAGGGTCATCGAGAGTCAGGCCGCTGTCCACGAAGAACGCTTCCTCTGGATCGTTTGCGGAGTCCCAAAATGGTTTGAGATATTCAATGTAACGCTTGGTGCCGCCGTTGATATAGCGGTTCACAATTATATAGAGTTCGTCTGCCGCCCCTTCTGGTGTTGGGATAACAGATACGCTCTCGACCTTTGCCTGTGTGGCCCCGAAAGCGTCGCTGGCGCCACCGACTACATGCCGGTGAAACCCGATGATCTGCTGGTCGCGCTCGTATGACAGGCCAACAAGTGTGCCATCCGTCAGGCACATCCACACAACCGACTGCGGCTCTGATTGGTACGCCAACTCAACAACGCCGGTCTTGGTAATATGCTCCGCCACGAGGGTCATGTCGGGGGCGCGGAAGCCGTCATCCTCGAACACATAGGACATCTCGCGCAGCTTCTTCAGCGCCCGCTGCACGAATATAATGGCCCGGCCTACACGAACGGGCGTGATGTTCGCGCTGCCGAAGGCCGACGACCGAGCGCCCTGCACGTTGGATGGCGTCAGAACACCGCCGTTATCGTTGGGGCGGACAATCCACTCACCTCCGACAGTCCCGACAGCCAGACCTTTTTCTTCGTCGGATAGCCACAAGATAGAGTTGACGTTATCGGCAGATAAGGATGTGGACACAGCAAGGTCGTCCGCGACCGTCCCATCGGGATCAGTCGGCGCGAAGTTCTCAAAGTCGGCGCTGACGCTCATATCAATGCGCTGTGGGTAGTCGGTCGGACCAGCGAAGCATAGCCTGTTCTGGTGGAACGTCACAGCCGCAGGGTATCCGGTCGTGTTGGACCAGGCGCCAAGCCGCCAATCTACTGTGGCGGTAGTGGCTGACGCATCTGGCCCCGATACAGTCGCCGTAATAGACGTCGTGCTTGCGCGGGCTGTGATGGTCAGCCACGTCCAGTTCGTCGCCGCGTCTTTCCAGCGGATTAGCCGCCCGATGTCTGTCGTCTGAAACCCTGTATCGCTGTTGATGCCGGTTACGGCAGACGCCGTGACTGTCAGCGACCCCGTAGTGGCACTCAGGGTGAGCGTGGTCGCGGTCGAGTTGGTGTTTAGATACGGCCCGTCATCAAAGGAGATAGTCGTGATGCTCCACGCCGTGTCAGACGTGCGTTCAATCTTGCGGGGCGGGTAGCTTGGATGTGTGACATACAGCACGTCCGCAGACTGCGCGTACTTGAGTTGGAATAGGTCGGCCTCTAGGTAGGTCGTCGTGACCTCAACAGGAGAACCACCGCTCGCGATCTGCCCCCGGTCCTTGATAAACCGGATATACAAGTTGCCGAACTCAATCTGGTAGGCTTGCTGAGTGGAGAACTCAAAGCGTACTAAGCGCGCCGCCTTGCTGCTGGTCTTGCACTCCACGATATGCGCGGTGCCGGGGCGGCGCTCGACAGGACCCTGCAACAGCGGGATGAAGTTCTTGCAGGTCCGCAGCCCGGTCTTGTACTTGTCGAGGTCAGGTCGTCCATAAATTAACGGCGACACTTCGCCGCCGTTAAAATTGCTCTGAATATACGAGATTTTCGACATCAGTACCTAGCCGTGATCCACGGGTCGATAGGGGAGAGTTGCGGCGGGCGCTCGAACGCATTGATCCGGCGAGCCTCGGACCGGGCCTCTTTATACAAAACCTGCGCCGCCTCAATCTTCGAGTTCGACTGCGTGATTTTCTCAGCTAGATCACGCGCAAGACGGGCCACCAGCAGATCAGCAAACAACTGGTCAAACGCCTCTGGGTCGGTGATCCGCGCGATGTAGGTGATCGGCAACGGCGCGGAGTCGTTCGACAGGATGCTGCCTGCCTCGATCTGCAAGTCATCCTGGTTGGTCATCCCCAGGCGCCCGTTGTTCGACATCAGACGGAGAAAATCAGACGGGAGCGGGAAGGCGCTGGCATACTCGAAAGCCGGGGCCGTCGAGGACGCCGCCAGGGATGCCCGCTTGCGAGCGAAGTTCCAGGGGTGCGCCCGCAATTCACTGTCACGCGCATGTGCGTAAGCACGATTGCACTCACGCGCGTTCGTGCTGTCGTCAGTCAGCGCCGTAATGCTCTTGGCGCCGAGACGTTGAAGCGCGAGGTTGCAGAGGTCAACTTCGCTGGCTATAACAGCCTCCTTTAGTTGAGGATGATTTGGTTCGCGGCAATCAGGTCAGCGGTATCCTTGAGCGCCTGTACGACACTCGAACGATCCGCGCTCTGCGCGATATCAATACTGATGGTGCCAGCGCTCGCAGAACCCGCATCAGAACCAGCAACAGAAGTCGCCTTGTTCATGTCGAAGTCGGCGAGTGTCAGGGTGTAGGTACGATTTGCCATTCAAGTATTCCTTCCGTGAACTGTGGGGGAGGCGACAGCCTCCCCCCAGCACATTAGTCAAGAACGTAGTTCATGACCAACTGAATGCTGCCGGTGAGCGTAGCGCCACCAGTAACAACGGTCACGGGGATGCCCGTGGCATCGGCGTCAACGACGCCATTCTTGCCGAGCGCAATCGTAGCAGCAACCGCGACCGACTGAGCGGTCGTGGAAGCAGCAGCAGCCTTCCACTCGTCAACGTCCAACGCCACAGTCGTACCAGCCGCGTTGCTGTAGGCAGCATGCCCGACCGAGAGAGTCGAGGACGTGTCGAGGGCGTCGTAAGTCAACTCCCCCGTAAGGATGCGAGAGCCGTTAGGGAGATTAAACATCTCGATAACCGTACCGCTCGCAATAGCCGCCGCTTCGTAGTCCGCATAAGCAACGCGGATACGACCAACCATCTCGTTGGTTTTGATTTTAAGAGCGGGAGCCGTCTGGTCCCACTTAGTCTTTTGGGCTGAGTAAACAGTAGCCATTGGTTAAGCCTCCGAGCAGGTAATGGCGACGACTTTCTTCTCCTCAAGGCGAGTGGCCCCGAAGGTTCCTTTGACGTAGACCTGCGTAGCATACGACTTGTCGTCACGTTCGGTGATACGAACTTCAGTGTCGTTCCAGACACCAAGGCTCGCGCCAGACTTCGCCCAACAGACCGACGTGCGATTTGAGCCAGACAGACCGAGGCGCTGGCTATCGACGAAGTTGAAGCCCATGAAGGACCGGATGCGACCATCCACGAGGACCGGCTTGTTGGTGTAGTCGAGGCTGACAGCCTGAGTTTCACCGAGCAGATCGTCATGCTGCTGCGCACCAATGGCGCAGTAGAGTTCCTCGTTGTCCACATCAACTTCTGCGGCAATGAGCAACTGCATGGCTTCACGAAGTTTGGCGATGGTCATACCACCAGCGGTAGTACCCGCTGTCTGGCCAGCCGGGAAAGTTGTGGACGTGCCACCGTCTTCGCCCGTCTTCGACGTACCCGTCAGGGCCGCGATGATCTCGTCGTCCATCGCGCGGCCAAGGGCATAGGCGCCGTTGATCGCATACGGGGACGTGGGATCAGCAATGGTACGCAGCTTGTCCTGGTCGTCGATGAGGTCGGCCCATTCGTAATCGACAGGGTAGACCCACCGACGGTCGTGCGGGGTCTCGATCAGCGGAGTGTCCGCGTGGCGAGTCGTCTTCTTCTGCGCCGTGACGGCACCAACCTGGTTGAGCGGGACGCCCGACTTGCCAGAGAAGGATTCGTTCATCACGCACATGCGGAACTTGGAACCCCTCTGCTGAAGCAGGTGGTCAACGGTGGACTTGTAGTCAATAAATGACCAGTCTGGGATTTCATTGGACATGATATAGCCTTTCGCTTTGTCCTAAGAGAAACAAAAGCCGGTGGCTTGTCCGAAAATCGGGGCCGCTACTTAGGCTGTGTATCGGCCCACCAGGGTTATCGAAGGCCAGCCCGTTCGACACGGTAACGTGCGCTTGTATGACATATTAGGCACAGTTGGTGCAACCGCGCAACTACTGATCTACTCTCGTGGGGAGTGCCGCTCTTCCCGGCCTTGGTCACGAATGAGCCGTCAAAATGACGGCTTACATTCGCAGAACGTTTACGGTTGCCGGTGACAGACATTCACTTTGCGGCCTGCACCAGATTTGCTACAGCACGCTCAAACGCATCGACGCGCTCAAGGAAGGACGCCTCCATCCCGGCAAGCTGACTTTTCTGCAAAGCCAACTGCTTCTGGTCGAACTCAAACTTCTCCACCTGCTTGCCGAACACCTTCTCACGCCGGGCTAGGTCTCCCGCCGCTTTTTCAACAGGGCGCATGGCGCTGTTGGCGCTCTCATTGAAGCTAGCCGCTTTTGCCTTGGCCTTCTCGATTGTCTCAGCCATGAGAGTTCTCATCTCGTCAAACTCGATATTGAGTTCCCTGTTCCGACGCTTCACCTTGTCATGAGACTCGGCGAGGTGCGTCTCGGCACTCGCCAGTTCCTTCAACTTCGCCTTCAGCTTCGCACCGTCCCTGACGACATCCAGTGCGGCGCTTGCGCCTGAGTTGTTCATCATACTTTTTCTTGCTTAACCGCGACCGGCAGCGACTAACTTTGATAGGGCTGACTTCTTGTCCAACGCGATTTGGTGCTGCGGATGGTTCCGCTCCATGAGGGCCTTGTTCGTCTCGGGGTCTCCCCACATCGCCTTGATAGCCTCAGACGCATTCCCCGGCGTCATCGTACTTTCTGCGCTCTCGCCGTTGACGACTGTGTCTTCACCCAACTTCGACGCCAGATGATCCACAAACTTCATGGCAGCCGCCGGTCCCATCGAGGCACGAAGCCCAAGCAACTGTTCGTGCTGCATGCCGAGGGCGACGGCGGTCGTCTCGATACCGGCGACCTTCTGATCGTAGGCAGCGCCCCAATCTCGCCGCAATTCCCTGACCGCCTCGTCTTCCGTCTGCGTGTTGGTCTGTTCGGCGGTAGCGCCCGCTTCAGCGAGCCGGACGTTGTACGCACCTGCGACACCCCGCGCCTGCGCCTGTGTCAGGCCGTACTGGTGGAACACGCCGCTGGCCCACTCCGCCGTGGAGCGGTCCTGCCCCTCGGGGACGGGGAGGTCGTAAGCGTCAGCCGTTTCGGGGCGTCCGAGTCTGCTGTAGAACTCGCTCATCGAGGTTTCGTCGGCGTCTAGTCCCGGCAACACGACTGTGCGACCGGCTCTGTCCGCGCCCATCAGCTTTTCGAGATTGTGATAGGAAGTCGCCAACTGTTCGGGCGTCTTCATGCCCTTGTTCTCGACGAACCCGCGTAACTCCTCGTTCTCGAAACCACTGTAGAACGGGGCGTCCGCTACTGGCGCGGCTACTGGCGCGGCGGCTGGCGCGGCTACTGGTGCTGGTGCTTCGGGGTTGCCCGCGTCTACGGACCCTACATCAGACATGTTATTCTCCTGTGGGGTTAAAGTATCTTGCTAGTTCATTCGGCGAGAGGTTCAGGTGCTTCGTAATGCGCAACCACACTTCTCGGCGCCCCTCCATGAGGGCAGAGATGCGCGGGTCCGTGTTGAACGTACTCTCGTCAGCGCGGCAGAACCTCGCGAGGTCGGCCAGAACCGCCTCACCACCGACGCCAGCGAAGGCGGACTGATAGTTGTGCTTGCGGGCCGTAAGGAATTGTTCGATTTCCATCATTCGCCCAAAGTCTCGCCGACAGTCTGCCCTCTCTGGCGTATTGTCTCAGACGCTATGTCTGCGTCTTGGTTCATTATCTCGTCGTGTATCTGTTCCGACCTTTTGTCGAGATCGACGCTTGTATTGTATATGGGCCACTTGCCCGCGTGGATATCCTTCCGCCAAAAGTCATACGCCTCGCGCTCGGTCATCGTGCGGTTCTCGTCCCTGTTAAACCCAGGGACCGAAACAAACTTCCCCGCGTTTGGCTCCCCGGCGGGGATTTTAATGCCTTTTGCGTAAACTGTGATGGGCCGGCCCTCTTCGTCCTGGCCTACCTGGCCTAAACGTATAGTGTCGTAGTGGTACTGAAGAATCAGTCTCTCTGGCTTCGTCAAGTTCAACTTGGTGTGTGGCATGCCCATCAACGTGTCGGCAGCGGTGTTCTTCTTATCAGCCACTACCTCAGGGCCTTCATCACACCAGCGGCGGCTGGCGCGGCCTCAAGCATCTGCTGCTGCTGCGACTGCTGCTGGCGCGACTGACGGAGCGCCTGGATGGTGTCCTCGCCATTCATCCACGACGGAGGCACGGCGTTGATCTCTGCGAGGTTGCGGTAGATCACGTCGGCGTTGAAGTTATCCAGCACTGAGATGTCCTGCGTCGTATTGGCGTATGCAATCGCCGCTTCCAGTGTCCGCAGCCAACCACCAGCCTCCTCCGCCCGCTGCGAGCGAGAGAGCGGGCTGTCGTACTGAACCTCGTACTCGCCCTCGGCCTCAATCAGCGCGTCAGGCATGTCGGGCATTGCGCCCTGCTTAATCAACAGATCAAGTTCGCGCTCGATCATCGGCCCCAGCATCTCAGACTGCTGACGGCCCATCGTTGGGGCCAGCAACATACCTTTCTCACGGGTCCTCTCCAACACTTCCGTCGCCGTCATGGCGGGCGTCTCAACAAGAATCTGGAACAGCGTTACGAGGAAGGCGTCGTTGATGACCTTACGTTCCATGTCCATGAGTTCCTGACCAGCCGCCAGGTTGCCGACTGGTAGTTCATGCACAAGGCGCTGACCCGACGAGTTCACCCCACCGGGGTTTACCGAACCAGGCCGTAGGCTCAACGTGTCCAGCACACCGTCGTCATGGGTCAGCAGCACCGGGTCCACAACGCGATGGCCCTGCTTGAGCATTGTCTTCTTCTGCTCGTTCAAAACCTTGATGGACGGCAGCACCATCATCGCGGGGGAGCGACCATAAATCTCGCCCGGCCCCGTGACGTACCGACTGATAGAATAGGGGAACGTGTCGAAGCCACCCTCTGACAGAAGGACGAGACCCTCAACTAGGACGTAATACGAACCCCACCGCTTACCCTTCGAGTCAGCCCGGTCGGCACCGTAGTCGGATCGCGGCTTTACACAATGGATGATCTCGTATTTCTTGTCGGGGTTCTCGCGGGACATCTTCGACACGTCGCCCACATTGTCGAACCGCCCGCTGTCCTTGCGCTGCATGATTTGGCGCGCAGTCAACGTGAACTTCCGATAGGACGTGTCAACAATGCCCTGATGGTTCAGGTCGAAATAGATGGACCGCAGGTTGATGGCCTGATACCGCAGCCCGCCATCGTCATGCGCGTCGGGGAAGATGCAGGCCGTGCCGAACGCGCCCAGGCCGATAAAGACTTCGTGCATCTGAGAGGCGTAGTTTGCCCTCGGGGAATACCTATATCGGAATAGCGAGTTGTTCGCTGCTTCAAACCAAAGCTTAATCTTGTGGTTACGCATTAACGAGGGGTCGGAGGCCGTCAGCCTATGCCACTTCTGGTTTCGCGGCACCAGCATGGACTCCATGACGGCGGCGAACCGCTCAAGCCCGAGAGCGGCCGTCGAGTCAAACATCTTTTCAGTGCGCTTTCCGCCGCGCGTAATGCCAGAGTCGGGAGTCTGGAATGTGTCGGAGTACCGGGGCAGCACGCGATCCGCGATCTCCTCCCAATGCTCCTCCCATGTGCCGCGCTCACCTTTCAGGCGCGCATATCGTTTTATGATGTCCTGCGCAATGATGTCCATCTAAGCTGACCCTAACAGTGTTTTACTGACGCTCTGCCCGACACCGCCTTGCGAAGATGCGGTGGCCGCAGCGCGGCGGGCGTCCATCAGCGTGTCTGTGGCGGGGACGAGTGATGCCCCAGAGAGCGGCGCATCAGCCTTCCTCTTTACGGGGGTACGACGGTCGACGCTGCCTATCGACTCACCCTGGCCGCCACCGCGACCCGCGCCAAAGCCGCCGCCAGCGGGGCCGCCGGTCCCACCGTATCCGACAGCGCCGGGACCCATGCCCGCATTACCGCCAGCCATACCGGCTCTTCCGCCAGTGGGGCCGGTCGAGCCGTAGCCGACAGCACCTGGGCCCATACCAGCGTTGCCGCCGGCGAGGCCACCAGGGCCACCGCCTCCGAATCCGCCCATCTAGGCGGAACCGAGGAGGGTTTTCTTGACAGGAGTGGCCTCGTCCGTCACGCCCTGACCACTCGTCAGGACAGTGGACGCGCGACCCTGCGTGCCAGCCTGGCGCAGTCGCTCGTTGCGAGCGGCCATCTGAACATCCGCGTCGCTGCGATCAGGCGGCGGCGGCGGAGGAAGAGGTGCGGGAACTGAAGGCGCGCCTCCGAAAAATCCACCCATAGTGTGGCTCCTATATTTGTGTTGCATTTTTAGCATACAGTTATCTATGCAAACAAGTCGTAATCCATGCCGGTCGCCTGTCGGCGTTTGCGCCCGATCCGCGAAGTCGCAATGTCGCGCCGCGCGACCGACCGCGAAAACGTCATTGCCAGC